GGCGAATGGTATAATTAAAGATTAAGCCTTGACAACCATTCGCCACTACGATATAATGAAGGGAGAAAGATAGGGTGGAAAGGAGGTGCTGTGCGTGGGTGCGAGAGCGTTGTTCGGTCGCCGTGTGATCTATACCGATGTGCCGGAGATCAACGCCGGGAATATCATTGATGTTCTGCAAAAGGCTCTGTTCGTTCATCTGCAAAACAGCGCCGATATTGACTACCTCTATCGGTACTACCGTGGAGATCAGCCCGTGCTTTACCGCCAGAAGGAAGTGCGGCCTGAAATCTGCAACAAGGTCGTTGAGAACCGAGCCAATGAGATCGTGTCCTTCAAGGTCGGCTACCTGATGGGTGAACCTGTTCAGTATGTGAGCCGAAGCGATGACGAGAACATTTCCGCTGAGGTCAGCCGCTTGAACGATTATGTTCTCAGCGAGGATAAGCCTGCCAAGGACAAGGAACTGGCAGACTGGTCGCACATTGGCGGCACTTCTTACCGCATGGTGCTTCCTGATGGAGAAGCCGATGTGGAGGAAGATGAAGCTCCCTTCGAGATTTTCACTCTTGACCCCCGCTTCGCCTTTGTGGTCTACTCCACCGCTCTCGGCAATCCCGCCATGATGGGCGTGAAGTATGTGAAGGACGAGAACGGCAACCTGATTTTCAGTTGCTATACTCGTAACCACTATTACGAGGTGGAGAACACTTGGGCGGTCATTCGGAGTGAACCTCAGATTTTGGGTATCCCCATTATCGAGTACCCTGCAAACAAGGCTCGGCTGGGTGCCTTTGAGATCGTCCTTCCTTTGTTGGACGCTATCAACACCGTGGAGAGCAACCGCCTTGACGGTGTGGAGCAGTTCGTACAGGCGCTCATGCTGTTCCACAATGTCAACATCGACAGCGAGGATTACAAGAAGCTGCGGGACGAGGGCGCAATCAAGTTCAAGGACATTGACCAATGAACCAGACGCAGACGCAGACCCTCGTGGACAGTATGTATAACACCGTCCTGACGATCTGTGGTATGCCGAATCGCAACGGTGGTTCTTCCACCAGCGACACGGGTTCTGCGGTCATCATGCGTGACGGTTGGTCGGCGGCGGAAGCCAGAGCGAAGGACTCCGAACTGATGTTCAAGCAGTCCGAGAAGGATTTCTTGAAGCTGGTTCTGCGTATCTGTCATGACCTGAGCGACCTGACGCTGAAACTCAGTGGTTTGGAAATCCGTTTCACCCGCAGAAATTACGAGAATATCACGGAAAAGGTGGCCTTTACCCATTGTGGTCTGTTCTCCGACCCGCAGCTTGCTTACCGTATGAGTATGGAGTATGCCGAGGAACAGGAGAAAAAGGCTGCTGAACTCGCCGCCAAGCAGAAGGAGGTTAATCCCGATGGAGGGAACAAAGGAAATCCGTCTGACCCCGGAAGCGGTCAGGAAGATTGAAGAAATCTTGACTACGGGAAAGACCGTTGAGATCGCAGAGCGGCACGAGAAAGTGGTCGTGTGGGCGGTCAGCAGCAAAAAGAAATATGAACAGCCTATCGCATAGGCGATAGGGACAGCCACTACGGGCTACTGATACCGAAAAGGTATTGGTAGCCCTTTTATTTTTCCTTCCAATGCCCTCGGAGTTTTCGGACAGTCCGTGAAAGCTCAGTCTTTTCGGAGATATGAGAAAGGCGAAGACAATGATTTGACCGCCGTAAGGCGTTGAATGGTCAGGGAAGACCTTAATCGCAAACGGGAGACAACCCGTAAAAACGGAAAATAGTGCTGAGTGAACAGCCTTGTTAAACGCAGGAGGTAATCATTATGGCAAAGATCGACACCAGCAAAATCACAGGCTATGCAGAAATGTCTGCGGAAGACAAGCTGAAAGCTCTGGAAGCGTTCGAGTACGAGGACAACGCCGCCGAGCTGGAAAAGCAGAAAGCCGCTGTTTCTAAGGCCAACTCCGAAGCCGCTGAGTGGAAGCGTAAGCATAACGCTCTGCTGGGTGAGGACGAGAAGAAGAAGCAGGAGCAGGAGGAAAAGTTCGCCAACATGGAGAAGGAGCTTTCCGAACTGCGTGAAGCCAAGCGTGTTTCCGAGTTCAAGGCCAAGTTCATCGCTCAGGGCTATGACGAGGCTCTTGCTGAGGACACCGCAAAGGCGATGGCTGATGGTGACTCTGCCAAGGTGTTTGCCAACCAGCAGAAGTTCCTTGACGAGTATGCGAAACAGGTCAAGGCTGACGCTCTGAAAAAGACCCCCAAGCCCACTCCCGGTGCCGGTGGCGGCACGGGCGAGGTGGACTACGCCAAGAAGATCGAGGAAGCACGGACGAACGGTGATTTCGCTTCCGTTGCTTACTACACCCGCCTGCAAGCCGAAGCGGAAGCGCAGGCGAAAAACGAGTAAAGGAGAGTTTTTACTATGGCAGATCAGCTCGCTATGAGTTTCGGGGTACTCAACTACTCCGGTATGCTCTTTAACAAGGGCAACACCCGCACTCCGCTGAGTTCCATTATCGGCGGTCGTGCTAAGACCACGAACCATGTTGAGTTCGTGACTGGTCAGGAGTTCACCTCTGGCGGCGGCGCACAGCCCGCTATCAGCGAGAGTGCTTCTCTGACCGCCCCTGACGCTACCGTTGTCACCCGTTCTCAGAAGACTAATGTGACTCAGATCTTTCAGGAGTCCGTGGGCATTTCCTACGGGAAGATGTCCAACATGGGTACTCTGAGCGGTATCAATGTGGCGAACCAGCAGGCGAACCCCATCAACGAACTGGATTTTCAGGTCGCCGCCAAGATGATGAAGGTCAATGCCGACATCGAGTACACCTTCATCAACGGTGTCTACAACAAGGCCACCGATGATACCAAGATCAACAAGACCCGTGGTCTGGTGCCTGCGATCACTTCCAATGTCACGGCGATGGCTTCCAAGCCCCTCGGCCTGTGGGATATTGCCGACATGGTGAAGAAGATTTACGGCTCTCACGCTCCCACCGAGGGTCTGTGCCTGTGGTGTGACGCTGTGACCATGTTCCAGATCAACGCTGACGCTGTTCAGAATGGTCTGACCGTGGTTCCCGCTGCCCGCAACATCAACGGTATCTCCCTGTCCAGCGTGGTCACGCCCATCGGCGTTGTCTACCTGTACCTCGGTGAGTACCTGCCTGCCGGTACTGCCCTGCTGCTGAACCTGAGTGTTATCGCTCCTGTGTATCAGCCTGTTCCCGGCAAGGGCAACTTCTTCCTTGAGCCGCTGGCGAAGGTCGGCGCTGGTGAGAAGTATCAGCTCTTTGGTCAGATCGGCCTTGACCACGGCCCTGAGTGGTATCACGGTAAGTTCACCGGTATCTCTACCGATTTCACCGCTCCCACTTACAGCCGCAGCGTGTTCATCGCCAATGACGAGAATAACCCCGTGAACACCAAGGCGGTGTCCACTACCACGGGTGACTAATCCCGGCAACCAGCGACCCAATCAGTAATTTGTAGAAAGGAAAGGTGGAAAGCATGACTGACGCTGAAAAGCTCCAAATGGTGAAAGCCATGACCGGCGAGACAGATGAAAGTGTGCTTTCCACCTACCTTTTTATCGCCGGAAATAAGGTGTGCCGCAAGGCATACCCCTTTGACCCCACCGTGACCGCTGTTCCTGACCAGTACGCTCACATTCAGGTGGAGATCGCCGTGTATCTGCTGAACAAACGGGGTGCCGAAGGGCAGACCGCTCACAGCGAGAACGGTATCTCCCGCTCCTATGAAGACGGTGATGTGCCGCCTACGCTGCTGAGGGACATTGTTCCCTTTGCTTCCGTGATGGGAGGTTGAGCATGAAGACGCTGAACCGCAACAAATCGCCCTTCTGGTATCTACTGTATGACGGTAAGGTGCCTGCCAAGGACGAGTACGGCAACGAGACTGGTGAGGAAATCGTGTCCTACAAGTCTGCCGTGGCGATGAACGCCAACATCTCGGCGGCGACCGGCTCCGCTCAGGTGGAGCAGTTCGGCAATTTTGCCGGGTACGACAAGGTGATCGTCACCGATGACCTGAGTTGTCCCATTGACGAGAATACCGTGCTGTTCATCGACAAGGAGCCTGTGTATGACGAGGACGGGAAACCGCTCTACGATTACATGGTCAAGCAGGTCGCCAAGTCCCTCAACTCTATTTCCTATGCGGTAAGCAAGGTGACGGTATCGTGAAGAAGGTTGCAATCACGCTTTCCGGCAGAGACATCGACCGTCTGCTGCGAGAGGTCGAGGACTGGAAGAATTGGCTCTTAGACCGCACCACGGTCTTTCTTGGTCGAGTGGCGCAAGAGGGTTTAGAGATCGCTTCCGCCAAGTTCGAGCAGGCCGTCTACGATGGCACCAACGATGTTTCCGTGACTGTGGAACCTCGTGGGAACAATGTTCGGGCTGTGGTGGCAACCGGCAGAGCAACGCTGTTTATCGAGTTCGGTACAGGCGTGACCTATCCCGATAATCACCCCGAAGCCGGAGAACTCGGTATGAAGCGTGGCGAGTATGGTCAGGGTCACGGCAAGCAACAGTCTTGGGGTTATTACGGCGAACCCGGCACGAACGGGTTGCTGAAAGAGAAGAAAAACGGCGGGTTCGTGGTCATTACTCACGGCAACCCCGCCAATATGCCGATGTATGAAACGGTAAAGGAGCTGCAAGACCGGCTCACGGATATTGCGAAGGAGGTGTTTTCATGATCGATGTGGAGAGTCAAATCTACACGCCGATTGCGGAAGCCCTGAGAGCGCAGTTTCCCGGCATTCTGGTCAGCGGCGAGTATGTCAACGCCCCTTCCCGTTTCCCCTATGTGAGTCTCGTGGAGCAGGATAACTACACCACGGAAGCTCACATGGACAGCGGCGATACGGAGAAGTTCGCCACGCTGATGTACGAGGTGAATGTCTACTCCGACAAGGCAGGCAGTAAGAAAACTGTTTGTCGCAAGATCATGAAGTTCGTGGACGATCTCATGTATGCCAAGAACTTCCGGCGCATTTCCCTTTCCCCGGTTCCCAATTTGGAGAATGCAACAATTTACCGTCTGGTGGCTCGGTACAAAGCCGAAACGGACGGAACTACTCTTTACAGGAGGTAAATGAAATGGCTATTTCCACCTACAAGGTCTTTCTGATGAAGAAAGGCACCACCGGCGATACTTGGAGCAAGCTGATCGACATTAAGGAATTCCCTGACCTCGGCGGCGAACCTGAAATGCTGGAAACCACCACTCTGAGCGACAATATGCAGACCTACATCGCCGGTATCCAGTCCCTCGATGGTCTGTCCTTCACCGCCAACTACACCCTGTCTGATTTCCAGACTCTCAAAGCTCTGGAAGGTAAGAAGGAGAGTTATGCGGTCTGGTTCGGCGGCACCGAGAACGATGGCGTTGTTACCCCCGATGGTTCCAACGGCAAGTTCGCTTTTGACGGTGAGCTGTCCGTGTACCCCGTAGGCGGCGGCGTGAACGAAGTGGTGAACATGAACATCACGATCGCTCCTTCCACCCCCATCACCTTCTCCGCAACCTAAGACATCAACAACAGCCGTATTGATAAGGAGGATTTATCATGGCAAAGCAACTTACGATCAATGACCCTACTTCCGGCGTGACCTATACGCTGGAATACACCCGCAAGTCCGTTGAGATGATGGAAAAGAGCGGCTTCGTGGCTGACGATGTTCAGCGCAAACCGATGACCATGCTCCCGGCGCTGTTCGCCGGTGCGTTTCTCGCCCATCATCGGTTCGTGAAGCGTGATGTGATTGACAACATCTACGCTCGTCTGAACCACAAGGACGAACTGATCTCCGCTCTGGTGGAGATGTATAACGAACCTCTGCTGAGTCTGCTGGACGAGCCGGAACAGCAGGAGGGCAACGAGGGAAACCTGAACTGGAAGACCGGCTGGTAAGCGACCGATCTTCCAGAAGCGAGGGGGGCGGCGGCGACCATCGCCCCGCTCCCCCTTTCGCTTACACGGCAAAGTTCTATGAGGTCTTTCCGTATTACCTCGCCATTGGCATGACCTACGAACAGTTTTGGGAGCAGGACTGCGAGTTGGTGAAGTATTACCGAAAGGCAGCGCAGATCAAGCAAGACCTGAGAAATCAAGAAGCATGGCTCCAAGGTGCTTATATCTATGAAGCTCTCATTGACGCTTCTCCTGTCTTCCGCTCTCTGGCGAAGAAGGGTACTAAGCCGGTTCCTTACCGTGACCACCCCTATGAGTTGTTCGGCAAGAAGAATACGGCGAAGCGGAAGGAGGTTCAGGAGAAGCACGATCAGCAGGCGAAAGCCTACATGGAAGCCTTTATGGTATCGGTCAATAAGAAATTTCAAGAGAAAGGTGGTGGCGTAAGTGGCTGACAATGTGGAAATTCAGGGCTTAGAGTTTCAGATCGTCAATGACAGTACGCAGGCGGTCGCAGGACTCCAAAACCTGATTAACACACTCAATCGTCTGAAAACCGCTACCAACGGCGGCGCAACGGGTCTGAGCAAGACCGCTCAGGGTATTCGGGAACTGTCCAACTCCCTGAAAGGCTTGAATAGCGGTGACGCTTCTCAGAAGATCACCCGTCTTGCCAATGCGCTGACCGCTCTGAGTCAGGTTGGAAATGTGAAGATTTCTTCTTCCATCGCCAACCAGCTTACGGCAATCAACACCGCTCTCAACAACCTGAAATGGACGGACGGTGACAAGCTGACCGCCCTTGCCAACGGCTTACGCCCTCTCTCCGAGTTGGGCAAGGCCAACATGACCTCCTTCATCAACCAGCTTTCTAAGCTGCCGAAGGTGATCGAGGATTTGGAAGCGGCGGACATTGAGAAGTTCACCCGGCAGATGAAAGACCTCGCTGCCGCCTTGAAGCCTTTTGCCGATGAAATGCAGAAGGTGTCCAATGGCTTCTCGGCGTTCCCGTCTAAAATCCAAAAGCTGATTACCAGCACCAATCGGTACAGCACTTCCGCCAACAACGCTACCACCAGCACGAAAGCATGGAGTACGGCGTTGCAGGGCATTAAGCTGTCCAGCGTGGTCTACCTGTCCAAGCGTATCGGTACGGCGATTGCGGACTATATGTATGACGCTTCCGAGTGGGAAGGTATCATGTACCGCTTCGGTCGTGCGTTCGGTAACGCAGCGCAGGAGGACTACAACTGGATTAAGCGGCTGAACTCCGAAATGAAGATCAATGTCCAGCAGTTCATGCAGTATTCCTCCATCTTCGGTACTATGCTCAAAGGCTACGGCGTAGTGACCGAGGACGCTGCGAAGATGGCGATGAACTACACGGAGTTGACCTACGACATTTGGGCTGGTTACAACGACATTTACAAGTCCTTCGAGGACGCTGCTATCGCTGTTCGTTCCGCTATCGCAGGCGAGGTCGAGCCTATCCGTAAGGCAGGCTTCACCATCGTTGACTCGCAGCTCAAAATCACGGCGGCGAACTACGGTATTGCTTACAGTTCGCAGAAAGCCAGCGAGGAATTAAAGTCTTACCTTCGTTACCTCACGCTGGTCGATCAGGCCAAGGCACAGGATTTGATCGGAACCTACGCCAGAGAAATGACCACCGCCGAAGGTCTTATGCGTACCCTCCGTCAGCAGATCACTTCTCTTTCTCAGGCGTTCGGTGCATTTCTGCTTCCGGCGCTGGTGAAAGTCCTGCCGTACATTCAGGCGTTTGTGGAACTGATCGGTGAAGCGGTCGTTGCACTCGCCGCTCTGTTCGGCGTGGAAATCCAACCGGTCGATTTCAGCAGCGGCCTGAACGCCGGAGCGGACGCAGCCGATGATATGGCTGATGGTTTGAATGACGCAAGCAGCGCCGCCAAGAAGCTGAAACAGTACACCGCAGGTTTTGACGAGTTGAATGTCTTCGACCCCAACAAGGGAAAGAGCAGTTCCAGCGGTGCGGCTGGCGGCAGTTATGCCGGTATGTTCGACATCGACAAGCTGTGGGACGAGAGCATTTTCGAGAACATCAACTCTCAGGTCGATGAACTGAAACAGAAACTTAAAGATGTGCTGGCGACCGTGGCGGCAATCGGCGCTGGTATTCTGGCATGGAAGATCGCCAAGGATTTCCTGACCTTCCTGAAAATGCTGAAAGACCTCCGCCCGAAGAACTTGAAGTTCTCCATTGACTTCCCCGTGCTGGGGCTGTCCATGTTCCTTGCCGACATGAAGGAGTTTGAACGGTATCTCCGTGACTTCATGGACAACGGGGCGACCTTCCAGAATGTCGCAGGCATGATAAGCGAGTTCGCCGGTATGATCGGTGACGCTTTCATCATTCTCGGTAATGTGAAGTTGGGAGCCGCTTTGAAGGTCGTGCAGGGTATCGGTGAGGTCGTGGTCGCAATCAAGGATATTGCCGACAACGGCGTGAATTGGGATAACGCCCTGACCGCCGTGAGAGGTTTGACCAACATCGCAATCGGTATCGAGCTGCTGACCGGCAACATCAAAGCCGCTGGCTGGCTGGTCGCTATTCAGGGCTTCACCACCATCATTCGAGAACTGGCTACGAATTGGGAAGCAATCAAGCAAGGCGATTGGAGTGGCGTAGACAAAGTGACGCTGATCGTTGGCGCTCTGGAAATCCTCGGCGGCTTAGTAGTCGCTCTGGACGCTTTCTCCAAGCTGAAAGGGTTGGCGACCGTAGGTGAGTCCGTCACGGCGGTTCAGACAGTCACAGAGGTCACGGGTGGGCTGGAAACGGCGACCGGAACCCTCTCTCCGAAACTCAGCGGTCTTGCGAAGAACCTCGGCATGAGCATTGTCATTATCGCAGAGGTGTCCGCCGCCGCAATCATCGTGGCTGGTGCCATTTGGGTTCTCGGTGAAGAACTCGGCAAGGTCGGTGACGCATGGCAGCCGGTGATCGAGAACGCCGGAACCGTGGCTATTGCCATTGGGGTCGGTGCTGGACTGATCGCCGCCGTGGGTCTTGCGGCCTACGGACTCGGTACTCTCGGCGGTACTGCCGCCCTGAACATCGGTATTGGTACTGCAATCCTCTTGGAGTTGGGTATCGCCGCCGGGCTGTTCCTCGTTGAGATTTGGGCTATCGGCACGGGTCTTGACCAAGTGGGGCAGGCGTGGGAGCCGGTAATCGCAAATGCGCCTACCATCGAAACCGCCATTATCACAGGTACGACCCTGTTGGTGGCAATCGGTGTGGCTACCGCCGCTCTCGGTGTGGCTACCGTGGCAAGCGCAGGCTTGCTTCCCGTGGCAATCGGCCTTGGCACCGCAATCCTTGTGGAACTGGCGGCAGCGTTCGTTCTGTTCACCGAAAGCCTTGTGGCTGTGACGGACGAGATCAGCGACAATCTGTCCCCCGCCCTGAGCAGACTGAACCCGAAACTCCCCAAGTTGAAAAGCGATATGGAGGACTTCACCGAGTATATGACCGAGCTTGCAGACGAGGTTTCTTCCTACTCTAAGAGCATGGGCAGTATCACTTGGTCGAGTATCGTCAGTTCCTTCCAGAAACTCTTTGCAGGTAATCCGATCGGTACGCTGGCGGACGATGTGAACACGATCTACAACGACACCGTGAACCTGAACGCCAAACTCAATCTGGCGAACCCTGAACTGACGCTGGCGGTGCAACTCCTGACCAGCTATGTCGCCCTCATGAGCCAACTGCAACTGCTGACTCAGCAGGGGAATGACGCAAGCACCCTCTCGCTGGATATGTTCACCAATCTGCAACTGGTCGGTGAGAACCTTGTGACGGGTCTGGTGCAGGGTATTGATAACAAGCTGGCGGAAATCCAGTCTAAGATTGCTCAGTTGAAGACGGTCGTGACCACGGGGTTCAAGGACATGATGACCCTCACGAACACCAACTGGAACACCGACCTGACCACGATGGGTACTCGTTTCAATACCTTCACCACGGAGTCCATGAGTGCTTTGAACTCGTTCTCTCAGAGTTTCCAAACCGGTTGGAAGGAAATGTGGAGAGCGGTCGGCAACACCAGTATTGCTCAAATGAACGCAATCATCACAGCAATCGAGAAGGGTATGAATGAGGTCATCGACCAGATCAATGAGGTCATTGACCAGCTCAACAAAATGGCTATGCTCGGCCTGTTTGCTTTCTATCTTCCCAAAATCAGAAGATTGTCTGTCAAGTCGATCTCGATGATGGCCGATGGCGGTTTTGTGGACGAAGGACAGCTCTTTATCGCCCGTGAAGCGGGTGCTGAAATGGTCGGTGCGATGGGTCGGAAAACGGCGGTTGCCAACAATGACCAGATCGTTGAGGGTATCTCCGCTGGTGTGTCCATCGCCAACGATGGTGTGATCGCCGCTATCTACGCTCTGTTGAACGCTGTGGAGGACAAGGATATGTCCGTTGTCATTGGTGACAATGAGATCGGTCAGTCCTATGACCGCTACAAAGAGAAGCGGGGGCGGCAAGTATCTACTGGCGTGTTCGCCAATGCCTACTAAGGAGGGCTGAGGAAATGCAGAGTTTTATCACGATCAATGGCACAAAGTTTCCTCAGCCCCGTAGGGGCTTAGAGCTGATGACCGCTACCATCGTCAATTCCGCCCGAAACGCCAACGCTGTTGTCGTGGGGCAAAAGGTCGGCAGAGATCAACAGAAACTCAACAACCTCTTTTGGGGCTACCTGACAGCGGAACAATGGTCTGCCATGTTGCAGATTTTTGACAAGAACTTCTATGTGATGGTCACTTATCCCGATATGGTGAACAACCGCTGGACAACTCGAAAGATGTACCCCGGCGACCGCACGGCGACCCCGTACCATCTTGACCCGAACACAGGTCTTCCTGCGGACTACATCAACTGCAAGGTCAACATCGTTGACTGCGGCGAACCGTTCTAAGGAGGTGTAGCCGTGAAACAGGTAAGCAACGCTTACAAGCTGTCGATGAAGTCCATGCTCCGTGACCAGTCCTTCGTAGAGATCACCTTCTCTCAGGTGGATACGGCGGCGGCAACGGACGGAGATTGGGTCAGCAACGGGGCGCAAAGCTACTCCGAGTTCGACACGCTGGACTACGGATATGACTATCAGGAGTCCTACGCCGCCTTGGAATTGAACCGCTGGGCGCTGGACGGTAACACAGTCATTGTTCCTTCTTCCGGGACGATGTATGACGGTTTCATTTCGAGTCTCATGAGTAATGCTGAGGGCAAGTTCACCACCCCTGCGGTGCTGACCCGTGCTTTCAGCAATCCTCATACCTTCCCCGGTATCACCTTGACTTTCGATACTCGGTATCAGGAATGGCCTGAAACCGTGACGGTGGATTTCTACCTGAACGGCGAAGTGTTGGAAAGCCTGACGGTTCCCGTGACGGGGACGGAGGTAATCGTTGATACGAAGGTCGCTTCCTGTGACAAGATTGTGTTGACGATGGGAAACACCCTCCCGTACCGCCGCTCCCGCTTGCAACAGGTTCTATACGGCGTTCAGAAGAAGTTCGGCAACGATGACATTGTTTCTACGAAGCAGTCTCACGATGTTGACCCTCTCTCCCGCAGACTGCCGCAGGAAACCATGCAGTTCGTCCTTTTGGACTACGAACACAATTATGACCCTGACAACCCCAAGGGCATTTACGCCTACTTGGATAAGAAGTCTCCCGTGTCTATTCGGTTCGGCTATATGCTCCCGACCGGCAAGGTCGAATGGCTGAAAGCCGACAAGTATGTGCTGAACAGCAAACCGAAAGCCGCTAAAAATCAGACCACCTTCACAGGTACGGGTCTGGTCGGCAGTCTGACGGGAACCTTCTACAAGAGCAAACTCGGTTCCAAGAACTTCTATGACATGGCAGAGGAAGTGCTTCTGGACGCTGACCTGACACTAACAGAACAGGGTACGAACCCGTGGGTGATCGACCCGACCTTGAAGCAGATGTTCACCACGGCGGCGCTTCCCATCGACACACACATGAACTGCCTGCAACTGATCGCTCACGCCTGCCGCTGCCGCCTGTTCACAGACGATGACAATATCATTCACATCAAGCCCTTCGGCGTGACCGTGGTTGGTATTTACAGCGGCGTATGGGTGGATAACGGTCATCTGTGGTACAGCGAATGGGACACCGTTGACCGTGGCAACAAGGTCGGCAACACCTATGCCGCTCTGGAACTGAACCGCTGGACGCTGGACGGTGGAGATCAGGTCATCATCGAAGATACCGACCCCTCTGGTCGAGGATTTATCAGCGAAGCGATGACTGCGGCAGATGGCACCTATACCACAAAGCCGACCTTCACCAAGACCTTTGATGTTTCTCATGATCTTCCCGTGCTGGCTTTCCGCTTCGATACCCCGCTGGCTGAGTACCCCACCTCTATTCAGGTGAAGTATTACGCCGGGACGAAGCTGCTGGACACGCAGACCGTGACGGGTATCACTTCGGCTGAGGTGTTCGTCAACAGCGAAGCAGCGATTGATTGCACCAAGATCGAGGTCACGATGAACGGTGGTCTGCCATACCGCCGTATGCGGGTGAGCAAGCTCTACTACCGTGAAACGGACTTCACGCTGGACTTTGACTCGATCTCTCAGGACTCGCAGTCCATTACGAAGATCGACCAACTCAAAGCGGTGTCTGTCGCCAAGTATGCGTACACGGCGGCAAACGACACCACCAAACTATTCGAGGGAACGACCACCGAAACTCAGCTTCATGTTGAGTTCTCTGGTCTTGCACAAGATGTTTCTATCTCTGTTTCTGGCGGAACGCTGGTGTCTTCCAGCATTTACGCCAGAGCTGCGGATTTGGTGTTATCCTCCGGCACCAAAACCGTAGTCATTACCGGCAAAACTCTGTCTGAGAACTCGGTGGTCGTTTCCTATCCCGTGGCTCTCGATGGAGAAATCGACAAGGAGGAAAATCCCCTTATCACCAACGATACGATGTGCGCCGCCCTTGCCGATCAGGTGACGAAGTATCTGCAAATGCGGAATACCTATCAGGCAAGCTACCGTGGCAACCCTGAGTTGGAAGTGGGCGATGTGATTGGCTTGCAGACGCTCTACACCGATGAAATGGACGCATTGATCTTGGTGGACGAGATCACATTTAACGGCTCTCTGAGCGGAAAGTTGAAGGTGAAAGGTCTGATATGAGAGTAGTTGATTTAACAGGTCAGCGTTTTGGAAAACTCACTGTAATTTGCCGAGCAGGAAGTAATAAATTCGGTAAAGCTCAATGGGAATGTGTCTGCGATTGTGGGAAAACACACATCGCCGTAACACAGACCTTACGGAAGGGTGAGGTAACAAGCTGCGGTTGTGAGCATATTGCTTCTGCCAAACGAACAGGCCATAAGAACAGAGTTCACGGGCAGTCCCCTCACGGGTTGTATGTGACTTGGCGAGATATGCTATCCCGTTGCCAAAACCCAAAGCACAAAAGCTATCACAATTATGGCGGCAGAGGGATAAAAGTCTGTTCCGAGTGGGCTACCAGTTTTGAACGATTTGCAGAGTGGGCGATTTCTGCTGGTTGGAGAGAGGGACTAACCATTGACCGGATTGAAGTCAATGGGGATTACACTCCAGATAATTGCAAATGGTCTACTCGGAAAGAACAGGCGCAAAACCGCCGTACTTGCCGCTGGTATAAACAGGAGGTGTCGGCGTGAGTATTATCAATGAATTAGTCTACGACCGCACACAGGCCGATGTGGACAGGGTTTTCACCCTGAAAAACAAAATCCTCACGGAAGGGCTTTCGAGCCTTTCCGCTGAGGAAAAGGCCGAGTACATGGCTGGCATGAAGGGTGCCTACAATTACGGGGACATGAACCGTGTGGGACAGGCGGTAGCGTATATCGCCAACCGCATGACTTCTCTCCCCGGTCAGTTGGCGGCATACCGAGCGGAGAAAGGAGTCGATGATGACCCGATCTACGAAGTTCCGTATGACCCTTCTACGGTGGTGGTTGCGGCGAAGACGAATTGGGCGATGGGTGATACGCCCACCCAATCTCTCGTGAAAGCCTACTTGAACAACCTGACGGTTCTCCGCAAGCAGCTCACGCTTCCTTCGGACGCACCGCTTGTTCCGAGCAGTCTGGACAATCTCACTTTTTCCACGGCAAACGATATTGAATATCTCCTGTATGTCATCGACACAACGCTGACTGAGGTGGAAACCGAGTTGTATTCCAAGATCGACCACACGGTTGACGCTTTCGCCTATGTTGGTCTGTATAACTGCGGAGAGTAAGGAGGAAATTGCATGAAAGATACTGTCATCAAGGGCAACGGTAAGTCCCGCTCCATCAAGGCTCCTACCGATATGCCCGAAACCTTTGAGGAATGGCGCACACAGCTTCTCGCTGGCACCGCCACCCTCGACATTGGCCTGAACGCCGCAGGCTGTGATGTGGTCGGCACCGCCTTGACCAAGGCAAATATGCTGTCCGACACCACGAAGTCGGCTCTGGAACTGACCGGTAGTGACCCCACGGTGAATGACGCTCTGTACGCCCTAAGCCAGAAGGGTTCTCCCGCTGAGGTTCGTGTCTACGGTGATACCGGCACAACCGTCACCATGACCAGAGGTAGTAAGACCCTGACTGGCACGGTCGCTTCCACTGGCTACGCCACCCTGTACCCGACCGAGTTGGGTGACTGGACTATCGTGTTCACCTACAATGGCTCTCAGAAGACTAAGGTTTACACGCTGGAAGTCATCGGTATCGTGTATGTCTACCCCTTTGTGGTCGGCGCTACGCTGGAAGCTACCACTTGGGACAACATCGCCGTTGTTTCCAAGTTCGGTCAGGCTCAAAACTACTGGAAGGTCGGTGACAGAAAGAATATCACCGTCAATGGTGTGACCTATGCGGCGCAGATCATCGGCTTCGACCATGATACGCTGACCACCGCAGACGGAACCCGCACCAAGGCGGGTATCACCTTCCAGTTGGTTGACTGCATGGCGACCACCTATCCCATGAACAGTTCCAACACCAATGTGAACGGCTGGCGTGGTTCCGCTATGCGTACCTCTACGATGGCGACCCTGCTGAACCAGCTCTCGACCGATCTGAAAAATGTGTTGAAGTTCGTGAACAAGGTGTCCAGCGTTGGCAACAACAGTTCCGGTCTGGAAACCACTTCCGACAAGCTGTTCCTGCTGTCTGAGATCGAGATTTTTGGCGCTACTCAGTATTCTTACGCTGGTGAGGGTAAGCAGTACGAGTATTACGCCGCAGGCAACAGCACCATCAAGAAGGTCGGTAGTTCTGCGAACGTCTGGTGGGAGCGTTCTCCTGGTTCTGGCGGCACCAACTATTTCTGTCTTGTCGGCAGCGACGGCGGCGCCGCCACTAGCGGCGCCAGCCGCTCTTATGGCGTGTCCTTCGGCTTCTGCGTTTAATCCCCGATTTCATCAACACCAATCCCGCCCCGTCAGGGGCGGTGTAAGAAAGGAATGTTGGCGTGTCAGTCATCAAAGCTATGCGTGGCGAAAGTGCCATGCAATTCATCGAAACCGCCAGACGGTTAGAACTTCATGCGTTTTCCGTTTGCACCAAGGCTCCTAAGAGATACGCACCTCTGCTGACGAATCGTATCTTTGAGTTGGCTTCCACGGTTCACGAGGAAGTCCGAGCAGCGAACAACATCTTCCCGCACAACCAGCATGAAGCACAAATGCGCCGAGATCATCTGATTAACGCCAACATCGCCCTTCAAAACCTCAGCCCAAAGCTGACTTTACTCTATGACGCTATTCTCCAAAATCCTGAAAAGTGTCCGTGGATTGACCACGCCATGAAGGAGTTCGGAGAGTACATCACGGACGAAGCACAGCTTATCTCCAAGGTTCGGAAAGCCGATCATGAGAGGTATAAAGACCTTCCTGCGTGAGTTTTTCATTGGGTCAAGCCCTGTAACTGTTAGTCGTTTCTGCGAACAACTGGTGGGAGCGTTCTCCTAATTCTGGCAACACCAACAATTTCTGTAATGTCAACAGCAACGGCAACGCCAACAATAACAACGCCAGCAACTCTAATGGCGTGTCCTTCGGACTCTGCAACTTCGCACAGGTCAGTCGTAGTAACCCCTTTGGGTGAAATCAGTACCTTTTGCAGAGGGAGGGCTTGTTCCCGGCTACCAAGCCAAAACACCCCGACCGATGTAGTCAGCCGGACGCTGCTTGCATGGTGAGTGATTGTACGGTAACTCATTTCATGGCTGGTACTACACGCAGTTAGAACCCGTACCCAACAATAAGACTGTACGGAGGGGAACCATTTCTATGTCAAGTGAAGAACGGAGAGAAGCCCGTTATCAACGCAGAAAAGCCAAGCGGGACGAAGCTCGTCTGCGGCGAAGCATGAACTGTGGTGATTTCGATGAAGTCTTTTCGTTCAGACACCTCTACCTTTCTGGAAAGAAATGCTGTAAGGGTGTCTACTGGAAAAACTCAACGCAACGCTATATCGGCAATCTTATTCCGATTATCGCAAGAACCCATCGTGAACTTCAAAACGGCACCTTCAAGCACCGTGGTTTCCACGCTTTTTCCATTATAGAGCGAGGGAAGAAGCGGTACATTCGGTCAGTCCATATCACGGAAAGAGCAGTTCAAAAGTGTCTGTGTGACTACTGTTTGGTTCCAATCTATTCCGCTTGTTTCATCTACGACAACTCAGCCAGTTTGAAACACCGAGGTATGGACTTCGCCATGCGCCGTATGACCTGTTACCTCCAACGGCATTTCAGGAAATACGGACTGGAAGGAGGTGTTCTGCTTTACGATTTTCACAGCTTCTTTGACTCGGCACCGCATGAACCGCTGTTCCGGGAAGCCGACCGCAGGCTCCATGACCCAAAAATCAGGGCGCTTGCGAACAGCTTTGTCACGGACTTCGGTTCTGTGGGCTTGGGTCTTGGCAGTCAGGTATCTCAGACGAACGCCCTCATGCTTCCCAACATGATCGACCACTACTTCAAAGAGGTCTGCCGTATCAAAGGCTACGAGCGATACATGGACGATGGTGTGGCAATTAGCCCTGACATTGATGACCTGTACCTCTGTCTGGAAGGATTGAAGATCATCTGTGAGAAGTGTGGTCTGGAATTGAACTTGAAGAAGACACGGGTTGTTCCTCTCAGAGATTATTACCGCTGGCTGAAAACAAGGTTCATCATCACACCGACCGGCAAGGTCGTTCGGAAGATGAACCGGGACTCCACGAAAATTATTCGCCACAAACTCCGAGCTTTCCGAGGAAAACTCGACCGGGGCGAGATGACCTTGGCTGACATTCGGTGTTCGGTGGACTCTTACAACGGTCACATGAAGCGAGGTCACAGCTTCAAGGTGCGGCAGCGCACCAATCAATATTTCAAATCATTGTACGGGTTCTACCCGAACAAGAAAGGTTGGGAGACTCATGTTTAAGATCATCAAAGATACTACAGTTCTTGGCACAGTCACGACCCCTACATGGGTCAAAATGCAGGACAACAGTTCTTTCGCTCTGTGCAGCGAAGAAGACGCTCACGGCGTTGTCGTGAACGGAACCGTTTATCATGTATCCGGCAAGCCCGATCTGCCGGGTCATGACACGGCGGTTGTTGCCTACATTGACGAGATTGCCTACCAGCAGGAACAGACAGCGGCGCAGGAGGTCAAGCAGCTTCAAATGGACACCGCTTTGGCAGAACTGTCCATTCTAATCGCAAGTGCGATGACCCCTACGGCTGAATAACAGGAGGTGTGAAAATGTTTAACAAGGATAGCGGTTTAGTACAGGTGTGGGTAAACCTGATTAAGCAGGGAACCTATACAATCGAGCAAGTTCCCAATCTGAGTAATCTCCGTGAGGTGGTTGCTTCTGTGCTGGAAGGAGGTGAGGGCGAATGAAGTTCACGAAAGATAGCGGTCTGGTCAAAACTTGGGTCAGTCTGGTGCTGTGCGGTGTGTTCACGGTCGATCAGGTTCCTAACCTGTTTAACCTGAAAACCGTGGTCAGCGAGATCGTCAACAGTCTGGTGTAAACAGGAGGAAACGGGGAAATGGAAGCAATCATTGTCGCACTCGTTTCCGGGGCTGTCACCCTTTGTGGGGTGTTGATCGCCAACTCAAAAAGTCAGGCCGTCATGGAAACCAAGCTGAACGAACTGACCCGTGAGGTGCGGGAACACAATAACTTCGCAAAGCGTATGCCCGTGGTCGAGGAACAGATCAAGGTCATCAATCACAGAATTTCCGATTTGGAAACCGCCCAAAAGGGTGCTTGACCCGAAATCAAGGTGAGTTAGGTGAGTAATCGGGTCAAAATCCCTATAACTTCTTCTTAGTATGCGCGTATAAGAGGGAGTTTATAGGAAAAACGCCCGATTACTCACCTAAGTCACCTAAATTAAAAATTGGAGGTAAGAAATTATGCTTGAAACTATTTTGCACAACCTGACGAACATCGGCTGGGCTATGCTGATTTTCCTCTGTGCCTACCTTTCCAATGTGGCTTTTTCGATGTATTACAACATCAAAATCCTGTTGCAGCCCTTTGACAAGCAGAAGATCATCAACTCCGGCTTGAAGATTGCCGTGTTCATCATTGGTCTGACCCTGCTGTGTCTGGCGGTCACTACGCTGCCCCTATTTGCCAGCATGATCGGGTGGGAAATCCCGGCTGAGTACACCGACATTTTCAGCGACCTCGTAATTATTGGTGCGGTACTGATGGTGTCCTGCAAGTACATTGTGGAAGCATTTACGAAGTTTAAGGCAATTTTGGACTCTACGAAGGAGGACAAGACCTATGATGAAATCAAGTGAACTGGTCGCCAAGGTCGTTGACATCGCCAAGCACTACAAGACTCTGTATGTTATGGGGTGCTTCGGTGCGCCGATGACAGCGACCAATAAGACCCGCTACACCAAGAACCACACCTACAACATGGCGGCGGCTCGTACCGCTATGATTATGGCGGCGACCCCTGACACCTTTGGCTTTGACTGCGTGAACCTTATCAAAGCCGTTCTGTGGGGTTGGACAGGGGATAAGACCAAAGCCTACGGTGGTGCCAAGTACGCCGTAAACGGTGTTCCTGACATCGGTGCTGACACCATGATTACGAAGTGTAAGGACGCTTCCGCTTCTGGCTGGGACAATCTCGACCCCGGCGAGGTGGTGTGGACTACGGGTCACATCGGTGTATATATCGGCAACGGCCTTGCGGTCGAGTGTTCCCCTCGCTGGGAGAACAATGTGCAGATCACCGCTGTCGGTAACATCGGTGCCAAGAACGGCTACAACACCCGTATGTGGAAGAAGCACGGACACCTTCCGTATGTGACCTATGAGAAGACCGTGACTCCCACTCAGCCCGAAACGGTCAAGCCTGCCCCCGTCACCGAGGTTAAGGCAAAGGGCGTTGCTCGGTCTTTCAACAAGGCTGTGGCGGGTGCCTACACCGTGACCGCTGGCTCTGGTCTGAATGTCCGTGACGCTGCCGGGACGGACAGTAAAGTGCTGGTGGTTATCCCCAAGGGAACCACCGTCAGGAACTACGGCTACTACACCGTTGTAAACGGCGTTAAATGGCTCTATGTGGCGTTCTCGTGCAAGAGGGTAAATTATACTGGCTTCGTGTCAGAACGCTTCCTGAGCCGCTGAGAGGGCTTCCTATGGGTGGTAAGCGAACGCAGTCTAAGCCGAAGCCAAAAATGAAGCGGCGTACCAAGTTTGCAATCCTCGCAGTCTTCAATCTGACTTGGTATGCGATTGCTGTTCTTGTCCTCTCGGCGTATGACAAGGTGGTGCCGGACAGTCTGACTAAGGCATGGTTTATGGCTTGGACGGTCGAGCTTGCCCTTCTGTTCGGTATCAAGGTCAAGAGTTCAAAAGAAACCTCAGACGAGGACGCTCAGGGGTGAGAAAATGCAAGTGTTGAAGGAAATCACGCTCGACAAGGTTATCAATCTCTATGAGGGCATTGTTGTTCACGATAAACAGCAGCTCATTGAATGGGACGCTCACCGCCGTACTCCGATCTATGATTTGAAGAAGCGGACGCTGGCTCAGGATAAGATGATCTTGGGTGCGCTGAAATGTGCCAGAGCAAACGGATACTCCGGCGAAGAATGAGAAAAAGACACTCCCTGTCGATTAAGACAAGGAGTGTCTTTTGGTTTGGACGAAGACCGTACCCCACACAATGTAGGGTTCGGATATGCGTCCAATGGTGGACGATAGACCCTCTAATCCGAACTCTCGACCACCACTATCAACCCTGAAAGTTTTAGTTTTGCAAGAGGTGAGATTATATGCGGTAGTAATCCTGTACCCGTCAGGCTCGTCCCATACAGTTACGGAGTTCACCAGCAAATCTATAAGCTGTCGTTTGAAATTGTCATCGGCCATATCCCCGTTTTTGAACTGATAGAGCCAACCTGTAATCTGTTTTCGGTCGATCTGATAGAACAGTTTATTTTCTTCGGCTATTTGCTTTAAGACACCCTTTTTTTCTTTTTCCAAATCCGTGAGCCGGTTCAAGAGGGTGTCGGAAGCCACACCTTTTTCGATGGCCTTAGTGATGTTGGATATGCCTTGCTCAATTTCTTTTTGCCGTGCAGTCAATGCCGGAATACGGGTAGTTTCTTTCATGTCCTGTTCGGATTGAATCAGAGCCATATCGGCCATTTCTTCAATAGCGTCATCTGTCAATAGGCTTAAAGCATCCTGAGCAACGATGGTTTCAATCCATTCTTTTCTCAGAGGTCGCTTATCACAGCCCTGTTTCCTTTTCCGACTGTAACAAGAATAATAGTTATGGACGGTTCCTGTCTTACTGGTTCCGCTTTCACCATTCATAGAAGCCCCACAATGCCCGCAGAACAGCTTTCCAGACAGAAGGTAATCTACCTTAGCCTTGCCCCTTGCCGGGGCTTCTGCGACCTTAGAAAGCCGTTTCTGTACCGTGTCGAACAGTTCTTTGTCGATGATGGTCGGAACGGTATCCTCCATAGTGATTTCCTTGTAGGTGCAAGTGCCAATATAACGGGTGTTTCGGAACATGGATTTGAAAGAACTGCGGTTAAACTCCGCACCTTTGGCGGTGCGATAGCCTTTCAAATTGAACAACCGGCAAATATCGGCAATGCTTTCTCCGTTGGCGTAGCGTTCAAATGCTTCCTGTACGATAGGGGCGGTTGCGGGGTTGATAACCAGCCTGTGATTTTCGATTTTATAGCCCAAGGGGACATGACCGCCGATAGAATGACCCTTTAAGGCGGACTCTCTCATGCCACGGGTAATTTTCTGGCTGAGGTCTGCTGAATAATATTCCGCAATTCCTTCAAGCACAGACTCCAAGATGATACCTTCCGGGGTGTTGGAGATTGCTTCCGTGGCAGACTCTACCCGAACACCGTTCTTCCGCAGCCGCATTTTGAATACGGCGCTGTCTTCTCTGTTTCTGGCAAAGCGGTCGAGCTTCCACACAATGACCAGTTCCCATAGGCCGTGTTTGCTGTCAGAAATCATCTGTTGAAACTGGACACGCTTCTCAATATCCTTTCGAGCGGTCGTTGCACGGTCAATGTAGATGGCGGTAATGCGGTATTCTTTCCGTTTACAATATGCAATACAGTCTCGAAGTTGCCCCTCAATGGATTGCTCGGATTGCCGATCAGAACTGAACCGCAGATAGAGAGTCACATCAATATTACCTCGAACCAGCGTGGTAGGGTCATCAACAAACTGTTGCTGTTCCTCGGCTGTGAGCATGGATAGATCGAGGGGTAGTTTTTTGGTTTTCATAGCAGCTTTCTCACCTCTGACAAGTCAACTAATTTCTCAGACAGCAGACTCTTTAGACGAGTCTGTTTTTTCTTTTTCTGCTTTCTTTTTTAACTCCATGCACAGAGCGATAACTTCAAACTTATCCAACTCCGCAATACTTCTGAACACTTCAAGTAGCGTGCGCTCTTGCGAGGTTATTTCACTTCGTTTTCCCGTTAGGAAATATTCTAAATTAACATCAAAATGTAAGGCCACTCCGTATAACTTATCCACTTTTGGAAATGAGGTTGTCCACGATTTGATGGTGCCGTTTCCCAATCCTGATGCTTTTTCAACATCGGAAATAGCTTCATTTCGTTCATCTGCCAACACTTTTACATAGTCATAGACGGACATAGAAATCCTCCTTCAAAATATTTTAGGAAGTTTTCTAAAACCCTATTGACATTTAGGAAGTTTCCGATTATACTCTCCTTGTAAGCAACAACAACAAGTCAATAGGCAATAGAAATCCAGCCCCCTACCGTTTACTTTTTTTCGGCGGGAGTGAGCCAATGGTATTTGATTGGTGACGCACTCAGTATAGCATTGGATAATTTCAAAGTCAACAAGATTGTTGTTGTTGCTTACAGAACATCGAAAGGAGGTAAGCAGAATGGAAGATCGTAAGTCCCTCCACGACCGTCTGCGGGAAAACAACCTGAGTTTTGTTTGGCTGATTGCCACTCTTGACCGAGTTGGTATTCACACGGACAAGTCCGAAATGTCCTCAGCGGTGCGTGGAACAATCTCCGGTGAAAAGGCAAAGACCATCGTTGACAAGTCTCATGCAATTCTGGACGAGTATGAAAACTTTATTCGTTCTGTGCGGGTATGAGCGTCTTTACGCCGGAGGTTCAGCCGCAGGCACGGGTGTTGTGCCGCTCGTTGGCTCGGATTGTTCAAGAGTATTACCGTGACCCGCAGCACCGAGCGGAGTTTGAGAAATGGCACTTGGAGAAGTACGGAGAGCCTTATCAATGGGTTCCTGTGAATGGAGGAAACGACAATGAGGAAGTTTAGAAAAGTTTTTGGAACCCTCGCATTTCTCTCATTTTTCTACATTCTCGGCGTTGTCGGTGCTGTGGAGCAGGATACGATGGCTCTCGGCGCAGGCGTGGTTCGTATGGGTATCGGCCTTGGCTGTTTTTGGCTGTTCTGTGAACTGTCCGGGGCGTTTGAGCCTATCCCTCCGAGAAAAAGAAAGAGCCGCTGACGGAACTGGTACTTCCATCAACGGCAAGCGAAAATGCTCACTCTGATTATATCAGAACCTATCATTTTGTAAAGGAGAACTTTATGAATAGCACGATTGCGAAACTCGCTGACGAGTTCGAGAAGATGGAGAAGACCATCGCTTCTCAGAAAAAGATGATTGAAACCCTCATGCCTACGGGCTATGCCGATACCGATACCGTCAAACTCCACCTCAATTCCGTGTATGGGGTCATGTTCGGCGGTCGCCCCTCCCCGAAGCGCCGTAAGCTGGAGGATTGTTCTTGGGACGAGATCAATATGTATTCCTCCTTCGGCCTTGCCGACAAGGTGTTCGAGATCGGTGACACCAAGAAGTTCCGTCTGGCTGATGGTTCCTACCTGACCGCTCGTATCATCGGCTTCAACCATGATTATGCCGAGGACGGTACTCTGACCCATATCACCTTTGAAACCGTGGAAACCCTTGACGGTGACATTCCCATGAACGAGAAGTCTACCAACGAGGGTGGCTGGGACGCTTCCTATCTCCGTTCCAAACTCAACGGCAACTTCTTCAAGAACCAGCTTCCCGCTGATCTGAAAGCAGTCATCAAGCCCGTGGTGAAGATTACCGCCAAGAGCGGCAAGAACGAAATGCTGGTTCCCTCTGTTGACAAGCTGTTCGTTCTTTCCGAGCAGGAAGTCTTCGGTCGTAAGATTTATTCCTGCGGTGACGAGGGCAGATGGTACGACTGGTACAAGAAGGAAAACACGCCCTACGGCAAATGCAAGCAGAATGGTGAGAAGGATTGGAGGTGGGAGCGTTCTCCTTTTTCTGGCAACACCAACAATTTCTGTAATGTCAACAGCAACGGCAACGCCAACATTAACGCCGCCAGCTTCTCTCATGGCGTGTCCTTCGGCTTCTGCGTTTGATCGAGTATCCCGTAAATCCCGCCCCGTCAGGGGCGGTGAAAGGAGTGAAAACATGAATGTCAATCGCAAGGTCGGTAACGGCTTTGAAAAAGACCTCTGCCGTGATTTGGCGAAATGTGGTTTTTGGGCGCACAACCTCGCTCAGAACAGTCAGGGTCAGCCCTTCGATGTGATTGCTGCCCGGAATGGTGTCAGCTATCCCATTGACTGTAAGGACTGTGCCAAGGACATTTTCAAGATGGAGCGTATTGAGGAAAACCAGTTTTCCGCCATGTCGCTCTGGAAGGAAACAGGAAACGGCGAGGGCTGGTTTGCTCTCCGAATGATGAACGGTGCGGTGTACTTCCTCTCCTTCACCTTTCTCCGTGAACTGTCCTTCTTGAAGACCGTTCTCTCTGCTTCTGAGATCAGGGAGGTCGGTATCCCGCTTGGAGAGTGGGTGTCCAAATGCAAATAAGAGACTACTCACTATATCGACATACTTTCCCGAACGGGAAAATGTATATCGGTATCACGAAGAAAACCCCAATTTGCCGCCGATGGCAGAATGGGAAGGGCTACTGTCACCAGCCGAAAATGGCTCATGCTATTGCAAAATACGGTTGGACTAATGTTCAGCACGATGTTCTTCTGATTGGTTTAACTGAGCAGGAAGCAAAGTTTTGGGAGCAGTTTTATATCAGGCAGTTCAATACCGTGGAGAACGGTTACAACATCACTTTTGGCGGGGATGGCCTGACTGGTATAAAGCTGTCAGAAGAAACAAAGCGAAAGATTGGAGAAGCCAATCGGCAGAAGAATTATCACGGCAACCCCGAAGCTCTCAGGGGGTATGTTTCTCGGCATGGCGTATGGAACAAGGGTAAACCATTGGCGGGTGAACATCTAAGAAAAATTACCGAAGAACGGCAGCGGCGTTGCAATAAGTCCATTTTGGCTTGTGACCCGCATACCCACGAGGTTGTATCGACCTTTGTAAGCTGTACAGCAGCGGCAAAGTTTTTCGGGGTATCTAAAGAGGTTATTTCTCGGTGCGCTCACGGTGGCAGAAAGACCGCTGCTGGTTATGAGTGGAGGTACGCAAATGCGAGTGTATAATCAACTGCGTGTCTCCAAATACGAGTACGAATATCCGCTTATTGAGAAGTGGTGTAAGGAAAACCTCGTTCTCCCAAACCCTGACTACGCAAAGAAAGTTCGTATGGGGTTCTGGCTCGGTAATACACCGAAAACCCTCAGTCTGTACGAGATTGACGGTGACGATCTGGTTCTTCCGTATGGTTGCTTCAACGAAATCCTGCGGCTTTGTCCTCTGATGGCTGAGGTCAGAATGGATTTTGTTGAGCATGAGCGAATTGACTACGGCTGTACACTTCCACTTTATGACTACCAGCAAAAGGCGTTGAACGCTCTGGCGGAGTACGGAAAAGGTATTCTACAAAGCCCTGCCGGTTCCGGGAAAACTCAAATCGGTATTGCAACAGCGGTAGCCCTCGGAGCAAGAACCCTTTGGTTATGCCACACTCTCGATCTTGTAAAACAGAGTAAGAACCGAGCAGAGCAGTACATGAGTCCTTCTCTGACCGGCACAATCACCGAGGGCAGAGTTCAAATTGGTAAGGCAATCACCTTTGCCACGGTGCAGACCATGTGCAACCTCGATCTGAGCCAGTACCGTGATGTTTGGGATTGTATCATCGTGGACGAGTGCCACCGTGTAGCCGGAACCCCGACCGCTATGACGCAGTTCTCGAAGGTGCTGAACGCTCTGGCAGCTCGTCACAAGTACGGCCTGTCCGCCACGGTTCACAGGGCAGACGGTATGATTGCCGCCACCTATGCCCTGTTGGGTGGGATTGCCTATCAGGTGCCAGACGCAGCGGTGAAAGACAAGATTATGACCGTCAGCGTTTTACCCCGTGCCACCCATCAAGGACTCAGCCGTGAGTTTTTGGACACGGACGGTACAATCATCTACGCCAAGCTGGTCAATTTCCTCGCTGACCGTTATCCCCGAAATAACCTGATTGCCGCTGACCTCGTGGCAAATCGAGATCACTATAATCTCATTCTCTCCGACCGGCTGACGCATTTGGAAACCCTGATGAACCGTCTCCCGCCCGACCTGAGAAAGCAGGCGGCGATGATTGATGGGAAGATGACCTCCAAGAAAGCTAAGGCTCTCCGGGAGCAGGCCATTGAGGAAATGCGGCAGGGACGCAAGCGGTATCTGTTCGCCACCTACTCGCTGGCAAAAGAGGGCTTGGATATTCCCCGGCTCGACCGCTTGTACCTGACCACGCCGCAGAAGGACTATGCTGTGATTACTCAGAGCATTGGTCGTATCGCTCGTACCTTTGAGGGCAAGGGAGAACCTATCGCCTATGATTATGTGGACGATGGTATCCAGTACCTCGTGCGAAGCTACAAGAAGCGGTGTACCACCTACCGGAAAGCGGGGTGCAAGTTCCTTGAACCTTGAACCATTCATTTTCGACTGCGAGGTGTTTGCCTACGATTGGCTTTTCGTTTTCAAGAATAAGGTCACGAAGGAATACACCGTCATCTGGAATGACAATGAAGCGGTCGAACAGTTCATGACCCAAGAACCCTTACTGGCGGGGTTCAACAATAAGCACTATGACCAATTCATTCTGAAAGCGGTTCTTTCAGGCTTCACACCGGAGGAAATCAAGGCGGTCAACGATTTCATCATTGTTGGAGGTCACGAGGGTTGGGAATACGCCCCTCTCCGTGACTGCGGGATTTTCTTCGACCAATATGACCTGATGGACGATTGCCAGATGGGTTTGTCCCTGAAAGCAATCGAAGCCCACCTCGGAATGGACATTCGAGAAACCACCGTGTCGTTCAACATCAATCGCCCTCTGACCGAGGACGAGAAGCGAGAGGTCGAGTTTTACTGCCGACATGATGTTGACGCAACCGACAGGCTGGACGATCTTCGCCAAGGCTACCTGTCCAGCAAACTCACGCTGGGTCGTGAAAAGGGGCTGTATCCCGCAAAAGCCCTCTACATGACCAACGCCAAGTTGACCGCCGCTTACCTTGACGCACAGCAGAAACCGCACTATGACGAGCGGGAATACCAGTATCCCCCGAAGCTGCTTCGTCAGTACATTCCGCAGGAAGTGTTCGACTTCTTTGAACGGTTGAAAGACAAGAGTATTCCTGACGAAGTGGTGTTCAAGGAAAAACTCGATCTGATGGTCGGTGGTTGCCCTTGCACCATCGCCTACGGCGGTATCCACGGAGCTATCCCGTGTTACCGAGAGGAAGCCACGGAAACCCGCTCTATCCGCAACAAAGATGTTGCCAGCTACTACCCACACCAGATGACCTTGAACGGATATTGCAGCCGGAATATTCCCTCTCCCGATGTGTACGCCGCCACCATTGAGCGGCGTGTCAAGGCAAAGAGAGCTGGCGACAAGGCTACGGCAAACGCTTTGAAGCTGGTGTTGAACACCACTTACGGAGCCATGCTGAACCGTTACAACGACCTGTACGACCCGCTCATGGGGCGCTCGGTCTGTATCTCAGGTCAGTTGCAGTTGCTCGAAATGGCGGAACATCTGGTTCAGGATTGTCCCACTTTGAAAATCATTCAGCTCAACACCGATGGTATCATGGTCAGCCTTGATGACTGCGATGTTCCTATCTATCAGGAGATCACGCAGGAGTGGCAGGACAGAACCGGCTTCGAGTTGGAAGAAGACCTTATCAAGATGATCTGCCAGAAAGATGTGAACAATTATGTCGAGGTTCCCTTTGAGGGCGACCCCAAAATCAAGGGTGGCGTTCTCGTTCGTGGGATTGCCCCGGCAGGAGCGTTCAACATCAACAACAATGCCTGCGTGGTCGCCAAGGCGGTCAAGGATTATCTGGCCTACGGTGTGCCGGTCGAGGAAACCATCATGCGGTGTGACCGCCTACTGGACTTCCAGTTGGTCGCCAAGGCCGGGAGCAAGTATGGTGACGCTCTCCATGAGGTTGACGGTCAGATGGAGGTCGTACAGAAGGTCAACCGAGTCTATGCCACGGAAGACCATCGGTGCGGCACCCTCTACAAAATCCACCTTGGCACCGGCAATCCCGTCAAGATTGCCGGACTCCCCGCAAAATGTGTCGTGGACAACGACAATCACCTGACGATTGATGTGGTTGACCGTGACTGGTATATCCGGCTGGCACGGCGCTATGTTCGAGATTTTCTCGGAGAGAAGCCGCCCAAGCGGAACACCCGCAGAGTCAATTCCATCAAGAAGAAATTATTAGAAATGTTGGAGGTATAAAACATGGCTACTGCCAAGAAACCCGCCGAGAGTGCGGCGGTGGATTATTCCACCATGAATGTGTTCCAGAAGTTACAGCTTGCCCGTGTGCGCTTCCTCGAAGCCGGCGTGGATAAGAGCGGCAAGCATATGAAGCTCGAATACAAGTATTTCGAGTTGGCGGACATCGTTCCCAAGGCCGAGCAGATTTTCCTTGAAATCGGCCTGATGATGGTTCCGTCCATGTACGGCGACAAGGCGACCGCTCGTGTCTACAATGTCAGCGACCCCGAAGACTACATTGACTTCGTGGCACCGTACACCCCCATCGCTCCTATCGTGTCCAACGCTGGCAATCAGGTCACAAACGAAATGCAGGCGACCGGCAGTTCCATCACCTACATTCGCCGCTACCTGTGGCAGCTCGTCCTTGACATCGTGGAGCATGACAGTATCGACAGCGGTGAGTACGATACCCCTCCCGCTCCTGCCCCTACCACCAAGAAGCCCCCTGTGACCACCGAGGAACGCAAGGAGATCAAGGCGGAGTTGACCGGCGCTCCCGCTGGTGCCGCTTCTGCCGAGAAGGTCACGGAACTGAAAGGTCTGTTGAAGAAGCTGCTGGAAGTTGACGCAGAGCAGGAGTCCTTCGTCCAGACCATCGCCATGAAGACCGAGGGTTTCTCGAAGATCGAAGCCGACAAGTGTGACGCTCTGATCGAGGGCGTAAACAATATGCTGGCTGGCTACGAGATGAAAGCGGCGAAGGAGGGCTAAGGTATGGAATGGCTTGATGGCAACAAAATCCAGATTATCCCTCCCAAGCGTCCGAAGAAGCTGACCGGCACCCGCTTCGCTACTATCCTCGGCCTAAACCCGTGGTCTACGCCGTTCGAGATTTGGTGCGAAGTGACCCGTACCTACCAGAAACCTTTCGAGGACACCATCTACACCCTCGCTGGTAAGACCATCGAACCCAAGCAGGCCGAGTACATGAAGCAGACTTACTTCATGAGCAATCTGGTCACGCCGACCGATATTTGGGGTAAGGACTACTTCAATAAGACCTACGGCGACTTCTTCAAGGAAAGTCCTATCCTCGGCGGCATGTGGGACTACTTGCTCTACGGCAAAGATGGCAAGCCCACCACCGTCCTCGAAATGAAGACCTCCAAGCGTGTCGAGGACTGGAAGGACGATATTCCTGAGTATTACGCTTTGCAGGCGGCGTTGTACGCTTACCTTCTCGGCGTGGACGATGTTATCATGGTCGCTTCCTTCCTCGAACCCAAGGACTACGATGACCCTGAGAAGTTCGTGTGCAGCGGCGAGAATACCATCACTCGCCCCTTCAAGGTGTCCGAGCGGTATCCTGACTTCGAGAAGAAGTATGTGAAGCCTGCCCTGAAATGGTGGAAGGACTTCGTGGAGAGCGGTATTTCCCCCGTCTTTGACGAGCGCAAGGACGCTGAAATCCTGAAAGCCCTCCGCACCAACAACCTGTCCCCGGAAACGGACATGGCGGCGCTGGTCAAGGAAGCCGAAGACCTGAAAGCCAAGCTGGACGCTCACGCCGCTGAGGTAACTGAGGACGAGAAGCGGTACAAGGTCTTGCTCGACATGATTAAGAAAGCCGCAATCGCTCAGTTCCGTGACGGTGACAAGAAGGTGTCTATCGCTGGCTCTGCCTATAATTGGGAGGTCAGCCGTACTTCTACCACGAAGATCGACAAGGACGCTATGAAAGCGGACGGTATTCTGGCGAAGTACACGACCACCGAGGACAGTTACCGCATTTCCCCGAAAATTATCAAGGAGGATTGACCTATGAAGTTTTCCAAGTTCGTGAAGTCCCTCGCCCCTGACGGTGGCGCTATCTATGAGTACATGGGCGAACGCTGGCTGGCTTCCCCGTCCGTACTCATGCTCATTCCCGATGGTATCCGCAGCGTGACCGGGTACAGCAACGAGACAATGCCTGACGGTATCGGTCGCCTGATTTCTCAGATTGGTTGCACCGAGTACGCCACACTGGTCAAGGCGGTCATGCCTGAGCCTGACGGTGCGATCAAAGACTGTATCCGTATCTACGCCACGCAGGACAACACCATGACCTTCCCCATCACCAACGATGACTGGTCGCTGATCGAGAAGTCCGACTTCTGCGAAATCCTGTACGGCTACGATCTGGACAGCGACAAGAGCGTACCGAAAGCCCTGCTGGTTAAGAAGTACGCTATGCTTCCCGATGACGATGATAAGTTGGTCGGTATCATCTTCGCCTGCGAGTACGCAGAGCAGCTCAATTTCTTTACCATGAAGGAGGACAAAAACAATGGCTAAAATCGGACTCACCGAGGGCTTCACCCTCATTCCCGAAGGTACTCATGTCTTTCAGATCACCGATGTGAAGTACAAGGAGGACTTCGGCAAGCTGGAAGTCTATATGCAGACGCAGAACGGCAGCAAGCATATCGAACGCTTCTCTCTGCTGAAATCCGATGGCTCTCCCAACGAGGGTGCCTACAACGCTTTCAGCTACTTCGCCAAGACTGCGCTCGGCAACTTCGACCTGACCGAGATCGACCACACCGACCTGATTGGTCACTTCATCGAGTGCGACATCGAGCATGATGTTCAGGAGAACAAGAAGAAGCCCGGACAGAGCATTACCTTCGTCCGTCTGGCCGATAAGCGCCCCTCTGAGGGCTGGGGCGGCTCTGGCAATACGGTTGCTACCCCCACCACCAAAACCGCTCCTGCGGCTTCTCAGGCGGCTCAGAAGACCGCTCCGAAGTCCCCGATGGATTTGGCAGCTCTCCTTGGCTGATACCGGGTGCGAGGGAGGGCTAAAATAAAACGCTCTCCCTCGCTAATGGTCTGTGGAAAACTATGTTGAAAGTGAGGATAAGCTACAATGGCAGAAGCCTATATTTGTTCGCTCTCCAAGGTTCAGCGCCATGCTGAAATCTGCAAGGAGATCAACAGGCTCTATGAGCAGAAGAACCATGACTACGGTGACAGCTTCCACCAGACCTTCGTTGAGGAAGGAATGGCGATGGCTCGTATCCGTTTGGGCGATAAACTCAGCCGCTTCAAAACCCTCTCCCGTGGTTGTGAGCAGAAGGTCAATGACGAGTCTATCCGGGACACTCTGATTGACCTCGCTAACTACGCCATTATGACGGTGCTGGAAATGGAGGTAGCGGAAGATGTTGCAGATTAAAACCATTCGGAACCGTCTGGACAATCCCACCCTCTTTGACGATGAAGTAAATGCGGCGCTCCGTGATGGGTGGACTCTGAAAAAGAGAACCGTTCTGCGGCCTATCAGCCAGCATGAGTCTACCTACATTCACATGATGTTGTATGCAGAGTTGGAGAAGGAGGTCGCTGACGATGACGCTGAATGATTATCAGAAAGCCGCCGAGCGCACCTCCGGCAACCTGACCTCGTGGGATAAGGTTCGCAACGGCTGTTACGGCCTGAACGGCGAAGCCGGAGAGTGTATCGACATTCTGAAAAAGACCGAGTTTCAGGGTCATGACTTCGACCCGGCGAAGATGGTTGACGAGCTGGGAGATGTTCTCTGGTATGTCGCACAGTTGGCGACCGGCTTGGGCGTGACCCTCGAAGATGTGGCACAGCACAATGTCGATAAGCTGTTGGCTCGATACCCTAATGGGTTCGACAGCGAAAAGAGTATTCACAGAAAGGAGTACGAAAATGCCTAACTGCTTCTCCAAGTCCGAAGTGACCGATTTCCTGAACTTCATGAAGCTGCCTGATGGAACGCCGCTCGTTTCCGATGACATGATGGAGTACCTGATGGCCTACGGTTTCTTCACCGCCCCTGCTTCCACCAAGTACCACGGCAATTATGAGGGCGGGTTGCTGAAACACTCCTACATGGTCACGAAGTTCCTCCTGACGCTGACTCAGGATAACCACCTGATCTGGCGCAAGTCTCGTTCTCCCTACATCGTGGGTATGTTCCATGACCTGTGCAAGATCGACCAGTACCGCCACCAGGCGAGTGATTTGGTCGTAGACGGAATGTTACTCCCTGACCCGTCCAAGTGGGAGTACAACCCCGACACCCTCCTGAAAGGCCACGGCGATAAGTCCGTCATGCTTCTCTCTCAGTTCTACACGCTGACCGAGGAAGAAATCATGTGTATCCGCTACCACATGGGCGCTTTCACCGATAAGTCCGAGTGGAACGACTACACCAGAGCAGTCCACCAGTACTCGAATGTGTTGTGGACACACCAAGCCATCATCGAACCTTCTGTGGAGCTTATCAACGCTCCCGATTATAAGACCCTTCTGACCACCATTGAAGCCGCAGGGCGCACCTGTTACAAGTCCGAGGACAAGATCACAGACGGAAGCGCAGAGAAGTTCGTCCGGGGCATTATCAAACGGGGTCACGAAGCAGTCATTGAGCATGGCTCTCTCTCAGTTCGCTTCACCTGTGATCGGGGCGTGAGCCACGAGATCGTCCGCCACCGTCTGGCGGCGTTCTGTCAGGAGTCCACTCGATACTGCAACTACGGTAAGGAGGGCTTCGGCGGAGAGATTACGGTCATTCGCCCCTCGACCTTCACCAAGGCTGACTCACCCTACCGTATTTGGAAGCGGTCGTGTGAACACGCCGAGGTCGCCTACTTCGACCTGTTGAACGAAGGTTGCACCCCGCAGGAAGCCCGTTCCGTTCTTCCGAACAGCTTGAAGACCGAGGTGGTCATGACCGCTGACCTTCGAGAATGGCGGCATTTCCTGAGACTGCGGTGTGCTGCGGCGGCTCACCCCGACATGCGGGTCGTTGCGAATATGCTCCTGACCCTGCTGAAACAGACCTACCCCGTTTTCTTTGAGGACATTGAGGTATGAGGGTCAAGAAAGCTGGCGGCAAGGTGTTTGGTGCGGTTCTGACCTCTGCCGAGAAGAAAGCGATGGACATGGAGATCAATCGTCAGATCGTGGAAGCCGACAGGCGGTACACCGATGACATTGACGCTATGGTGCTTTACACCCTGAGAGTCCATCTTGGCTTCGGCAAGAAGCGCCTGCGGAAGTTCTATGACGCTTTCTCTGCCGAGCATGACCGCCTTATCCAGTATTATCAAATGCCGGACGATTACACATGGCTCTGTAAGGAGATGTTGAAGCGTATCGGTGTTGATGTTGAAGCGTGGAACCGTGAAAGGAGAGAACCCTATGAAGCTGAAAAGCATTAACGGCAAGGTGCCGTATATCATGGCTGCCGGAAAGGACTTCGTGAAAGACGAAATGTCGCTGGCGGCGGCAGAGCAGATTTGCTCTCGTGGAACGCAGACCACCAGTAAGCGTTTTCCCGATTTCCCCATCTGCGTAGACGATAAGTTCTATTTTGTTGGCACCTCGACAAAGCCCAAGTCCAGCAAAGCCAAGGCCACTTGCGAGGGCTGAGATTTTCAATCTTCCTGTGGTTCGTCACCATTGTCACCGTCCTCTGTCTGAAACTACCCACGGTTGAGGTCGAAGAACCTTCTCCCATTGTCGAGGTGGTAGAGGTAGTCACCCCGGAGCCAGAGCCGGAGGTGGCACCTCAGCCGTGGACAGACGAGGAAGTGGTGCTGCTGGCGAAAATGCTATGGGGAGAAGCCAGAGGGGTCAGCTCCGATACCGAGAAAGCCGCTTGTGTGTGGTGCGCTCTCAACCGTGTCGATCAGGGCTACGGAGATATAACGATAGTTGTAACTGCCCCTCGTCAGTTTGTCGGATATACGGAGAGTAATCCTGTTGACGATGATCTGAAAGCTCTCTGTGAAGATGTGTTGTCCCGCTGGTACGCAGAGAGAGAAGGTCAGGTTGAGGTCGGTCGTGTCCTCCCTGCTGATTACCTGTGGTTCTCCGGCGATGGCAAGAGAAACCACTTCCGCAACGCCCACCGTGGCGGCGATAGATGGGATTGGTCGTTACCAAGCCCGTATGAAAGCTGAGGTAAGCCTATGAGTAAAAGACTCGATTTAGCCGATGTGCGATTTGGGAAATTGGTCGGCATTAAACCTCGTTCCGATCTTTCGCACAGCAATAATATGGTGTGGGAGTTCCAATGTGACTGCGGTGCCATTGTGTTTCGGGATACTGGTCATATCAAACGATCTAAGTATCCGTCCTGCGGTTGTTTTAAGAAGGAAGCAATTTCCTTAGCGAATGGAACCCATCACCAATCACACTCTCGCTTGTGGAACATTCATCGTGCGATGAAGCAGCGTTGCCAAAACCCTAATGACAGAGCTTATGAGCGATATGGCGGCAGAGGGATAACCTTGTGCGATGAATGGCAGCATTTTGAGCCGTTCCGAGCGTGGGCGTTATCAAACGGTTATTCCGATAGCTTGACTATTGACCGTATAGATAATGACAAAGGTTACTCTCCTGATAACTGTCGTTGGGCTACGCCGAAAGAGCAAGCCAACAACCGAAGACCGAGAGGTAGCCGCTATGTATGAGAAAATACCGCAGGACTTGAGAGAGAAACGCTGTTGGGTCAATGTGTGGAATACCTCAAAAGTACCCATGCAAAGCACCGTGCGAAAAGCCGCTTCGGCTTCTGACCCGAATACATGGTCTACCTTCGAGGACGCTGTTTCCGCTGTCGAGCAGGGTGTATATGACGGTATCGGTTATGTGTTCTGTGATGACGGTTTAGTTGGCATTGACATTGATGATGGCTTCGCTGATGGGCTTCTGAACCCGCTGGCGGCAGACATTATCAGTCATTGTCAATCCTACACCGAGAAGTCCCGAAGTGGGAGAGGGGTTCACATTCTCGTCCGTGGAGAGCTGCCCTTCAAGGGTAAGAACAACCGTGCCGCCGTGGAAATTTACAAGAGCAACCGCTACTTCATCATGACCGGCAAGGTTCTGATCTTCAAGGAGATTGCTGACAATCAGTCAGCGATTGACTATGTGATCGAGAAGTATTTCCCCGACACACCGAAGGAAAGCAATTCCGACACGGTCGCCCCTCAGCGTATCTATTCCCCCATCTACCGCCGCCCTGAAAACGGCAAGCTGAACTTGAAGCCTGAATACCCGCCTATCACACCGGGAAGCCGGAACCTCAGCCTGACTTCTCTGGCGGGTCAGCTTCACAACCAAGGATATACCAAAGCAGAGATTTACAAAGAACTGCTGTATGCCAATCAACAGGCTTGCAAGCCGCCGCTCCCTCAGTCCGAGGTCGAGTTGATTGTCAATTCCGTTACAAGGTACAGGAGGTAACTATGAAACCCTATCAGCGTGGCGATGTTGTTGTCATTGATGTTCCTCTGCCTGCCAGCGGTCATGTTCAGGCCGGTAAGCGTCCGTGGGTGGTCGTGCAGAATAACGTTGGCAATCGGTTCTCGCCTACCACCATTGTCGTTCCCCTGACTACCAAGTTCAAGCGGCTGGAAATGCCGACCCATGTTGCGGTCACTTGGGGTAGTTTACAGCCGAGCATGGTCGAGTGCGAACAGGTTCGAGTCATTGATGTGACCGAAGACTGGAAGTACATTTGCACTCTGCCGCCTGAGATCATGCGCCATGTGGACACCGCTTTGAAGAACGCTTTCTTCTATGGGGGGGGGTGTAGACGATGGAAACTGAAAAGAAAATCTGCCCGTTGTCTATGAGCTGCCCCGAAGACATTCCCCTCTGCTCCTGCCAGAAACAGCGGTGTGCGTGGTGGGATGAAGACTCTCAGGACTGTGCCGCCGTTGTGCTGGCGAGAGCGATGAAGAAAAGGAAGTGAACCCATGCTTTACAATTTCAACGGAACCCTTCTCAATGTCGCAGACATTGTGACCGTCTCAACCAGTAAAGGCCAGCGAGCGGAATACCCCTTTGTTCTCACGGTTGCCATGAGAAACGGTCAGCAATTCGCTGTCAGCTACCGCAACGAGGTTGACCGCATACGGGAAGTCAACGAGATTGCACGAGCCTTTGACCGCTCTGTGGTCAACCCCGTCACCCACTACGAGGTTGAGTCCATCGTAGAGAAATACATTAAGAAGGTCAGAGCCGACCTTCAACCCCTGAAAAAGTTCGCAAAGGAGAGTGCTGAAAATGGCTGATGAAATTATGACTGCCAGCGAAGAAGGTCAGGAGCTTTTTCAGCTCTCCAACGGTCGCTATATCATGGACGAAGCGCAGTCCCGTGTGATGTTCCAAATCAAGGAAGCACAGCCTGAGCATAGCCACCCGATCAGCGGCACGGGGTATTCGTGGGACGAGTCCGGCATGGCAGAGTTATTCTCCGAGTGTTATAAGAACGACACCCGCTACTGCCCCGAAGCGAAAAGCTGGTTCACCTACTCCGAGGGTGCATGGCGTAAGGACACAGGTTCTCTACTGGTGGCTGAGAAAATCAAGGAGTTCTGCCGCCTGATGGCTCTGTACTGCGGAGAGATTGCCAACGAGGAACGCCGCAGCGAGTACATGAAGTTCATCGTAAAGATGGGCGACCGCCGCTTCCGTGACCGGCTGATGAAAGACGCCGCCAGCGTTCTCCCCATCGCTTCGGCGGAGTTTGACGCAAATCCCTACCTTATCAACTGCAAGAATGGCACCTTCGACCTCGAAAAGATGGAGTTCCGGGAGCATGACTGGCGTGACTTCCTGACCATGCAGACCAACTTCAACTACACCTTGCAGGACGCACGGTGCCGCCGCTGGGAGAAGTTTATTGCCGAAGTCACCTGTAATGACGAGGACAAGGCCGACTATCTGCAAAAGGCGCTGGGGTACTCCATGTTGGGCATGGCGAACGAGGAATGTATGTTCATTCTCCACGGTAAAACCACCCGCAACGGCAAGTCCACCATGCTCTCGGCAATTCACCACCTTCTCGGTGATTATGCGTCCGTCTCCCCTGTGTCGATCATCTGCAAAGCCGAGCGGTCAAAGAACGCCGAAGCAGCGAACCCCATGCTGGCTTCCCTGAAAGGCAAGCGGTTCGTCACGATGGCTGAGAGCAACCAGTACGGCAAACTGGACGAGGAAACCATCAAGCAGCTCACAGGCGGCGAGGAAATCAAGGCTCGGAACCTTTACGAGACTGCCACGACCTTCCTGCCGCAGTTCACCCTTTGGCTTTCGTGCAACGACCTCCCCACCGTCAGCGATAAATCCCTGTTCGCTTCTGACCGTGTGCGGGTCATCGAGTTCAACCGCCATTTCACCGAAGCGGAGCAGGACAAGAACCTGAAAAATGAGTTCCAGACGCAGGAAGCCATGCAGGGCATTTTTGCTTGGCTGGTCGCTGGGTACTTCAAGTACAAGCGGTTCGGCCTGAAAATGTCCCCTGCCATGCGGAAGGTGGTCAATCAGTACGAGCGTGACAACGACCTGTGTTTGCAGTTCCTCGAAGAACGCTGTGAGCAGGCCGAGGGAGTCAACACCCGCTCGAAGTCCCTGTTTGACGCATACAAGATTTGGTGCAAATCCAACGGGTACTTCGCCTGTTCCGCCAAGAGGTTCAATGCCGACATGGAAGCTCACCCTGAGTGGCACGGTGGCAAGGTCGTGTATCAGGGCTATCCCGTCTACAAGAACCTCAGACTGAAAGGAGCGTCCTGATGAACCATTCGTGCAATTCTATCCTCTGCCGTTTCGGTATCCACACGGCAGACCCGTATGTTCACATTCAGGTCAAGTGCCGTAATGGTTCTCACCGTTGGCAGAGCAATTATGAAATCTGCAAGCGGTGTGGCAAACGCCTGAGAAAAATCCGCATTGTGAAGGAGCGTCCGTGATGAAGTGGAAAAGAATTAAGTGTTTCTTGACTGGCGGACACCACCTGTACGACAAAAACCTTCAAGTCATTCACGACACGCAGGGGTGTCACTTCGTCAACTACTGCGTGAAGTGCGGCAAGGTGTTACTGCGTTCATGTCGGAAGCCGAACTGAATAACCTGATCGACCGAGACATTGAGCAGTTCAGAAAGGAGCGTTCCTGATGGCACTTGTGTTGACCAACGGCAAAATCAGCGTGGGTGCGTACCGTATCTCCAACCGCAAGCGGATTGTGCTCTGCGTTGAACAGAGAGGTATGCTCAACATCTGCGGGTATTTCACCAGCAAGGAACAGGCTGAGTTTTGTATGCACAAAATCGCTGAAATCCTTGGGAGAGAGGTTGAAAACCCTCCCGACCATAAGGGGGTGACAGTATGATTGCCACCAATGAAGAACTCGCTCTGCTGGAAAAATGGAAGCGGAAACTCTGCTTACAGGAGTGGCGGATAAAGCTGTTGACCCACCTTCGCCCGGAGGAAATGACAATACCCGGCACCGCCGCTGGCTGTACCGAATGGTCGGAAGCCAATAAGACTGCTCGTATCGAGATCATCAACCCTGCCTGCTACGGTGAACGCATTGTGCCGTTCAATTTTGAAAAGACGCTGATTCACGAACTCTTACACCTCGATGTGAGCGACCGGCTCATGCACCAAATCATTGATGATCTGGCGAGGGCGTTCACGGAGGTAGACAGCGATGAAGACTGAGAAGAAGAACCTCCGCCGCATTTCCATCGTGGTCACAGCACAGACCAAGGGCAACCTTGAACGGCTGGCGGCGGTCTGCGGCTACTCGGAGATCGGTCGGGTGGTTGACAAGCTCACCCGTGAGAAGATGATCTCCCTCCACGACTTTGAAAGAAAGGAGAACCGCCATGAGTGACATTCTGACTTCCATCGTTGCCGTGGAATGGATTGTTGTCGGTTGCCTGTTCCTCTGGCGACTGCGCTACTGGAATCGCCGCTTCTCGGAACTCTATGACGAGCTGCGAAAGGAGATCGACCATGAATAAGGAAGACGCTCACATCGTTGTGGCGATGGCAAACCATAGCATGAATGTTGGTGAGGTTGCTCGTCAGCTTTTCATGCACAGGAACACCGTGACCTATCATCTGGACAAGGTGAAGCGGCAGACCGGGTTAGAC